AGAAAAAGTAAATATGCTAGATTTTAGAATTAAAGAAATTCTACGAGTGATGGACGAACTCGAAACTGAGTGTGATAAGCACAAACAACAAGCCCCAGATAACAAAGCTGTTGCAGATTGTGTCCGTGCATCCAAGATGGCTGTAGCACAAGTGGAAGAAGTAGCCATGACACCATGGATGAAAAACCTACTTGTTTATTGTGGTGATTTAAAAGTACTTCCAAACGGACACCATGAACGCCTCACAATCGACCGTGCAGGTAAGACTAAAGCCGAAGATCTCCTTAAACGACTCGTTAGAGCTGCTCTATTGAAGTACAATGGACCAGAGACGACCCAATACGACCAACGTTTAAGTGTGCTAGACCCAAAACACTACAATGTCGACTGCTGGGATCAAAATAAGTTTGATAGTTACATGTTCGACATTAAGGAAGGGCAAGCGAAACAAAGAGCTGAGATGATGGCTCAGTATGAGACAACGCCACACCTTACAGTGTCTGAAGTGAAAAAGTTACTTCAAAGTGACCCAATATTCCAGAAGGCAGCGTTGATGATGCTTGAAATTATCCCACATGTCAAAGCTAACACTAATATCCGAGAGATTAGTGCTCCGTTCCAATCCAAGGATAGTAATGTGGGGTATCCTGATCCTAAGAATGATAGGACCAAGTTCTCAGATGACGGAACAACGTATGGTGAGCATGCCATTCAAGAAGCCGTTAGAATCACACGAAACATGAAAGACCCCTGGGCAATCAAAAACATGAATGTCTATGTTGAGTGGGCTCGAAATCAAAGGGGAAAAGGTCGATTAATCCTTGGCGAATCAAGGAATTATAACCTCATAGTTAACTGTTTGGAAGCAGAAGAACTAGAGGCAGCGAAGAAAATACCTAGCTTTGTAGGACTTCGCGACGATGTTGCACAGAAGGAAACCATGATTAAGATGGGTGAATTTTGTGATAAGAACGGTTTTAAAAGCTGTAACATGGACCAAGATGCGTACGATGTACACGTCGGCGGTGGCTTTGCATGCTTAATGGCTGCATTGCGTAAAATAAATGTGAACGGACCGACTTCTAAAACATTATGCGATATCAGGTATTACGGAGTACGAGATGCGTACGTCTGTAATGGGTCCGCAGGTAAACTAAGCAGGTTGAAAGGTCGTACCCCGTCAGGATACATTGATACTACTATGCAGAATTCCTGGTTGACTGTTTTTCTAGTCATCTACTGCTTAATGTCATTAGACGAGAATTATACAAAAGATGTATGGTACAAAATCGCTGAAGCTGTCCTATCACTTGGTGACGACATGAACTATATCTACCGTGATATGGAAAAATTTGCAGAGAAATTCTCACAATGCATGAAGAAGCTCGGCTTCGAAGTAAAACCTGAAAAATTTGCATTTGGCTGCTTCTTCTTACAGTACCGTCTGTATAAGAAGGAAGGAAAGTATATCATGATTTACCCATGGACTAGAGTTCTCCGCTCTATGCTTTCTAAAGAGAACAAGAAGGGTCTAGGTCCGGTCGGATGGGCTATATCAGCTTGGCAACAGTTAGCCAAACTCCAGGAAGATCGAGAATACTTAAAGATAGTATTAAATATCATACTTCCACTAGATCCAGAAGGTCTGTACCTTGATAAAGATGTCGCATGGATCAAAGAACAGATCAGATTAGAAGATAAAGTTGCCCTAGAGAAAGACCGCCGTGCGAGACCGACGGCTGAAAAGCTTAACAGTAATAATCCGCAGCAAAGTCGACAATTTGACCAGGCAGGCCAAATCGACGGAGATTATTTTGCAAAGCTTCAAGCAATAATGCGTCCTCTCGTGGAACACGGATTCTGGGAAAGCTTAGGCTTCAAGACCCCTAAAATTCAAG